GTCTGGCGCAAGGATTCCAACTCCTGCGTCAGCGGGCCAAGGTCAAAGCCTTCCGCGGTGCGGTTGAAGGCCGTCACCTGGCCAGCCATCGCCTTCCAGCGCTCTTGGTTTTGCTTAAGCTCTTCGTCGGCCTTCTTTGATGCACCGAGCAATCCACCGAGGGCGCCAGCGACACCGCCGATCGCGGCGCCTACCGGACCGAACGATGCTCCGGCAAGCGCGCCACCGACTGCACCAGTCATCCAATTGCCGGACTGGTATCCAGATAGACCAGCCGCCCCAATGCCAACTGCTCCTTGCGCCGACATGAGGTCGCCGGAGCCAAACAGGCTCCCACCCTTCATGAAACTCTCGAGATTCTTGCTGGCCAGGGTCGAGACAAGATTCGTCGCGGCAGAAGCCATGGACTTCAACGCGCCCTCACCCCGCAGGAAGGATGACAGCATGTCCTTGCCGAAGGACGAGAATGCGTCCGCAAGTTTGTTCGCCTCGTCCGTCAACCGCTTGGTCGTGGACAAGCCGTCGTTCATGTAGTCCTTCCAGTTATCTCCATGGAGTTGGAAGTTGACGGCTGCGATCGCCTTCTCGACGTCCGACCATCCGGCGGTCTGGAGCTCGAAATCGGCTTGGGACTGCGCACTGCGCTCTGCTTCGGTCTGCTTGAGCTTGCCGAGTTCTTCATTGATCTTCTTCAGGCGCTCAAATTGTGCCGTATCGAACGCGGTGCGGTTCTGCGACGCCTCCTGCTCGAGTTGCTGGCGAGCCTGTTCGTTGGCGCGCAGGGTGGCCTGCATGCCGATCGACTTGCCGATCGACTGAATTTCGACGTTAGCGCTTGCGACAGCCTGCTTGGCGCTGAGCTCTCGCTCCCGGGCCTGCTCGGAAATCGCCGTTGTTGCCTGCTTGATGGCGTTCGCCTTTGCCTGCTCGGCAAGGACCGTGCGCTGCGCATCAGTGTACTGCGACTTGACCGTCGAGTTCAGGGACTCCTGGTATGCAATCAGACCCTTCTGCGCCGGAGAGAACGCCGTAATAGCCTGATTGGCCGTCTTCAGCTGGTCGATGGTCGACTCGAACTCTGTCTTGAACCGTCCGAACTTGTCCGTCGCGGCTTGCGTCGCCTGCGACAGTTGTTGCATGGACAGGCCGAGTTGCTTGAGCAGATCACCGGCGGCCTCGCTGTTGCCGAGGCTATCGAGCGCCTGCTTCAGCGCAATCATGTCGTTCGCTAGCTTCTCCCGCTCGGCTATCTCAGGCGCGAGCGACCGCGCCGTGCTCTCAATCAGGAACGACCGCTGCGCTGCTTGCGCAACCGCTGTAGAGTTGGCCAGTTTCTGCTGGACCTCGATCAGGCGCTCGAGTTCCTCTCGCTGCTTCTGGATCGCGCCGGTGTCGGCGGGACCAGCCGGCACGAAACCCAGATCTCCGCCAGACGCGATCGTCGAGCTCTGTCCCGAGGCTGCCTCGTCCTCCAACTGCCTCAGCTTCTTGCGTGCAGATTCAATCTTATCTTCGAGGGATTGAAACCCTCCCGTGCTCTTCGCGATGAACTCCCCGAGACGATCGAAAGTGTTCGAGAATGCATTACCGAGTGCTGTCCAAAACTTGGTAGAACCGCTGACCGCATCAGAGACGCCAGTCAGCCCGTTCTTTACGCCCTCCATCAGCAGCCTCTGCGCTTCGAACGTCTTGTTCTGCGCAACGAGGTTATCGATGTTACGCTTCATCCCGGCGTCAAGGAATCCGAGGCGCTGGTTTAGCGCCTCCGCCCCCTTGGAGGGATCAGAGAACGCATCGCCGAGCATCTTTGCGGCCTCAGCTGCGTCGATCCCGAAGACGTGAGAAATGTCCTTTCCGATCTGGACGATGGGCAGGAGGCTTTCGTTTGCGATCTTCCCCGTCTGCGCAAGGGCGGCGGCGAACTCGCGGGCCTCACTGATCGAGAGTCCGGCCGGCGTTGCCTCCTGCTGGGCGATCTGGTTGATGCTCTCATTGGTCGCCCCCGATCTGCGACCAGCGCCGAGCAGGCTCATGTTCACTTTTTGCTGCGCATCCAGATAAGAATTCAGCGCAAGCGCGGCAACGCCGACTGCGGCGGCCAAGCCTCCGAACGCGACGCGCCCCAGCGTCACCATCCCAGCCAGGCGTGAACCAATCTCCCGGAAGAACTCTCCAACACCAGCCTTGCTGCTCTGCAAGATTTGCACGATCTGACCGCCCTGCTGGGCGAGGATCATGAACGGCGACTGGCCCAGCGCGAGGCCGGCGACCACGTCATTCAACTGGTACGACAGATTGGCGAGCTCGCCGGACATCACCCGGCCAGCTGTCGCTCCGCTCCGAAGGTTCTTTTCGAAGTCGGACAGCCGCTTTCCGGCCAATACCTGCGCACCCGCATACTGGTCGGAGGAGATCATCCCGGCGTCGAGCGCCTTCTTGTACAGCGCAAGTTCCGAGGCCAGCTTGGCCTGCTCGGCCTCGAGCGGATTGAGCGCCGCCCGAAGGCGCGTCGCGGCCGCGGCCATCTGGTCCTCAGCCTCTGCCGCGGCGGCGAAGACCGCCGCGGAGTCCCGCGCCGACTTGCTTGCCTGATCGAGACCTGGCGCGAAGACGGCGGTGAATCCTTCCTGAGCTTGCTGGCCGCGGTGCGCCGCTCGAGCCTGTTCGGCCTCATCAAGCCGCCGGACCTGCTCCGTCAGCGCCGAATATGTCGCACCTAGTTCGGTCGCCGATTTGGCTCCGATCCCGAAGGACTCATTGAGCGACGCCTGGAAGTTCTGCCCGATCTGCTGAGCCTTTTGGCTTGCGATCTGGTCCAGCCGGTCCAGTTCGGCCGAGAAGGCAGCGGCAGATTCCCTGGCCGACTTAGCTACTGCGTTTATGCCGAAACTCTGATTGAGTCCGGCCTGGAAATTTTGACCAATCTGCTGTGCCTTTTGCGAGGCGATTTCGTCCAGCTTGTCGAACACCTCGGAGAAGGCAGCGGCAGATTCCCTGGCTGACTTAGCCATCGAGTTGTAGCCAAAGGCGTCAGCAAACCCCTGCTGCGTCACAACCGCAAGATGCTCAAGCTTGGCTGTTGCAATGCTTTCCAGCCGCTCAAACTCTGCGATCATCGCAGCAGCGGACTCTTGCGCAGCACCGGCGCCCGCGCCGGCATTCGACTGAGCTCGGCGCGCGTTCTCCTGCGCCACCGCGACGGCATTCAGTTTCGCCACCATCGTGTCTAGGACAGCGTTTGCCCTGTCCTGAAGCGCTGGGTTCTGCGCTACTGCCCGATTAAGCTGGGTCTGCGCCTTTTCAAGATTGAACTGTGCGAGAGCCGCCGCATTCACCCGCCTCTCAAGGCGGGCAAGAGATTCCGCCGCCGACAATTGCCTGCGAGCAGACGTCTCGGTCTGCGCAGCCGCCGCAGCGGCTGCCTGACCATACGCACCCGTGGCCTGCTGCAATCCCTTGATCTCAGACGTCGCCTGTGTAACGCCAGCAGTTTTCGCCGAGATGGTAACCGTCCGGACGATATCGCCTTCTTTCATCGCGACCTCCCGGACGGTTTTCGTTGCGGCTGTGGTTTCTGAGACGGCTTCGCCAGGCGGCGAAGAACCTTGAGGACTCCGGCGCGATCGTTGACCGCAACCTCGTCCTTCATGAACGGACCCTTGTCTGGCTTAGACGCAGGCTTGCTTCCGGAGACATACGCGTCGTCCATCATGCGGATGATGGTTTCGAAGCGGTCATATTCGTTTTCGACCAGCCCGAGCCGGTCAGCGTAGTCCCAGATTTTGGAAACGGGGATGTACCCCGTGCCCATCCCTATTTGGCGCTCAGTGGTGAGTTCCTGGAACGCGTTCCAGTACAGCTCTTCGTGCGGGTAGATATCTGGCCGCTGGAAGTAAGCAATCGGAGGGTCTTTGCCCTCCTCAATCAGCTTGGCCCACGAGGCTTTGTACTTGTCGTACTTTTGAGACCACTGAAACGCAGCGATCAGTTTTTTGCGGTCGCCTCCGCATCTTCATCATTGGCGACGCCGACCTGGTTGCAGGCCCACAGCACGCCATCACGGAAGTCGGGATATTCGGCGTTGAGGTATTCGCCGGCCTTCTCCTTTGAATAAGGAATCGCATTGCCGTCGTCGTCCTCGATGCCTGCCCAGTCGAGCAAGCCGACATCGCGCATCACCACGCGGTTGATGCGGTCCTGCTCGTCAATATCGATCACGTTGTTCGCGCGCTTCTTGCGCGGGATCGCCGCAACGAGCCGCTGCGACATCTGGCGCCACGCCTTGCTGCTGGAGCCACGAACCTTCAAACGCACACCCTCAAGGCCAGGGATCGAGTCGACCCATTCTCCGTCCTCGATCTTCTTCACGTCTACCTTCAGGCTACTGATCTTCATGAGTTCTCCTCTCAGGGGTTTTTACGCAGGGCACAAAAAGGCCGAGCGGCTTGGGGGCCACTCGGCGGATTGGCTTCTGGCAACGGAAAATTAGGTCGATGCCGGATCGGTGTAGAGCTCGGAGTTGATTCCGACGTTGAAAACCCGGCGGACCACGTTGTCATTGCTGCCCACGTTCATGCGCTTCGACATGACGAGACCGCGGAAGTAGATGATCGTGTCGCTGTAGCCGGACGGCCCATCAGGCAGAACCACCTTGAACGAGTAGTTGAAGTTGGTTCCTTCGGCGGCTTCGATGGCAAGCTGTCCAGCATCGAGCGGATCGTGGGCAACCGTGATCGCCAGCGTACCGGCGTCGCGCGCGCCCTTCGCCTTACGAGTACGACCGTCACCAAGAGCAGCGAAGTTCACCGCACTCGACTCGTCGCCGAACTCGCCAAGCGACTCGACGAGGCCGATTTCGGTCCAGATCGTGGTTGCCTCGAATTCCGCAATGGTATCGACGTCGGAAGTAACAGCGTTTCCGATGTAGATCTTAGTACCAGACGCCGTGATGATATCACCCATGGCGCATCTCCTTGTGTCAGGGCGCTCATCAGAGAGACGCCGCGAACTGCCGCCCAAGCAGCCATGAGGGATCGACCTGAAGACCGGGCTTTAGCCGTCAGGCACGCAACAAACTGATTTTGGAGAGCCGCCTTAAGAGGCGACGTCGAACTGGTAACGGTAGGGAACGATGACCGCGATCTCGAAGTAATTGCCGTCGTCGTTCTCGTCATTCACGATGGGACCGTTCGGCTCGAACACCTCGACCCCATCGAATTTCAATCTATCGCCGCGGAATGCTGCAGCGATCGCATCACACTGGACCAGCGCTGCCGACAACTCTGTCCCAGACTTTGCGTTGTAGACAATGCGAGCGGCGCCTTCCTCAAAGCGGCGCCTCGTCAAAACCGGCCGGCTTCCTTCGCTGACCGGATACTGGATCACGACGAACTCGCGGCCGTCATCCGGCGGTGTGGCGCGACCGTTCGCGCCGATCATGTAGATGGAAGGAAAAGTCGTCTCCATCCGCGTCCGGAACGCGGCCTCAACGGCGGCTGACGGCATCGGCCTACCCCAATGTCACAATGATCGCGGGTTGCCTGCGCAGCCATTCCGCATGCAGCTCTTTGCGACCGCCTCTTTTCGACCGCGCCCATGCTGCGCCGGCCGGAGAACTCGCCCACTTGTCGATGTCGCCGAACAGTGGTGTCCGATAGCCGAACTTGATCTTGGCGACGTTGCCGAACTTCGACGACGACGCGGCCATCGTGGCGACGACTTGGTAGACACCATCCGGCGCCTGTGAAGATTGGCCGTATTCGATCTTGCGAGCGTAAGGCACGACAGAAACGAACACATATTCTGAAGCGACGGGAGGGACTTTTCCAGTGTCCACGGCATCGCCGTCGGCGATCAGAACGTGTGAGTCCCGATACCGACCTCGCTTCACTGGCGAATACTTCCGCAGCATGTCTTGGATCCACTGCAGAGCCTCAAAGACCAGTTCGAACTCCGCAAAGATCACGCCCCCGTCCGGCCTGACCGACGTCAGCGGCGCCCCGAGGCGCCCGTCCACCGACACTGTGTAGGGCGGCACGCGCCCAAGAACTCGCGCGTTTTGAGCCTTGGCCTCTTCGATCACGCCAGCGGCGTAATCAGCCAGAACTTTCGACCTCGCTTCCGGACCGACGACGCCTGTTAGATCGACGTCGAAGTTGAGGTTGGTCGGATCGACCCGAATTTTTGCCGGCATCAGCAATCCCCTCGAGCGCGGCCTCGAACAGCATCTTGGGATAGGCGGTCAAAGCGGAGTCCAGCCCCGCATTGATCACCTCGACGCCAAGGGCGGCGAATTGCGGCGCGGCGGCGTCCATGGCCACCCGCCAGCTTTTGGTCCTGGCCTCGTCCGCCTTCCCCACCCCGCTGTCCGGGGCCCAGTGCTCGCCGTTCTTGAGCGTCATGTCGAAGCCGACCAGAATCAGCCGCTTCGCGCCGAACTGGACGGCGAGATTGGCGGCCTGGAAGCCGGAGTGGCCGCCACCGGTGCGGAGCCCACAGCCGAGCACCCCGATCTCCTTCGTCAGGACATCGGCGAACGGCCGAAGAATGACCTGCTTCAGCCCGTAGACCCGGCATGCCGACGGTGAAGGGGAGACCTTCAACCCCTCGAACTTCGGCACCCCGTGGTGCGCGATCCACCAGCCTTTATCGAGCCCGTACAGCACGTCCGCCCAGGGGGCGAGTTTCCATGTGGACTTGACCGCAATCGCTCTAGCGCGCCACCGGGCCGCGTCCAGCACCACGTTTGCGGCGCTAGGGCCCGTCCCGATGATGACTGCAGTCTCCCCGGTCCAATCCGGCCAGCCCGTCACCCCAAGACCCTCAATTCGATCCGGACGAGCTCGTCGTCGACGTAGATCGGCTTCGGCACCTCGACGTTGCGGGCCTTGCCGGCGATGATCAGTTTGTCGCCCTTCCGCGGCACGCGGCGATCGGTCTCCGGCTTTGTCGGCTCGGTTGCTGATGGAGTCCAAGGCCCGGGCCAGCCCGCCGCGATGATCTGGGTCGGGGACATGATGACCTCGCTTTGGTCTTGGGTAATGCCGCCGACTAACTCCTTGGCGCCGTAGCTCCGCACAGCCGCCCTGCAATCGACCGAAACAGGGATCTGGACGCCGCCAGCGCCAAGGTACAGGCGCTGCAGGGTCACGGTCTGGCCGTCGGTGGCGAGCGCATCGTCGAGCTCGCGCACAAGGCCGTCGGAGAATTCGCTCATCGCACGACGGCGCTGCAACTCAGCAGCGTATTGCCGGCATAGGTTCCGACCGAAACCACTTTGACGCGAAAGCGATCGCCCAGCAGCCCGTCCACCGAGGTGTCATCGGTCAACGTGCCGTCGGCTGCGGTCACGTCCGTGGTCTTCGGAGTCAGCGCCGAAAGGTTCCTCGACTTCGTCGCACTCGCGGTGGTGAAGGTGAAGCAGGCGATATCCTGCCAAGTCGTTCCGTCATCGAAACTCGTCTGAAGGTACGCCTTGATGCTCGTGCCGCCCGATCCATAGACCAGCCGCATCTGCGCCGCCAGGGCGAGGATACCCTCGAGATCCTCGACCGCGTCGCCGACGACAGTACCCGCACCAGTGATGTTGAAATTGCCCAGCGACTTGAAACCAGGAGACAGCATCAGGCGGCCCTTCCCTTGATATCGGCCTTGGTGAGCACGGAAATCTCGATGCCGGGATCAATGACAAGCACGCTGCACTCGACTGGAAGCAGCGGCTTGACGTGCGCGCGGATACGCTCAGCGATCTGCTGGCTCGTCGGCCGGTCGGTCTTGATGACGAGCACGTCGCCGCGGCGAAGCGAGAGCTTCGCGATTTCCATCGATCCGACAATCTTGAAGGCAGGCTCGGTCATGCAACCACCATATTCACGTACCCGCCACGGATCAGAATGCTCATCACGTCGGAAGGCACTGAGTCGTCCTTCTTCGGATCTACCCAAAACTCGCGCTCGGAAACGCCGTCGATGCGGACCCGCTTGAGAAGCGGGTCGCGCGACCCCGTCGTGATCTCAGCCTTCACATACTTAATCGCCGCATATTTCAGATCGGCCGGCACGGTGGCCCACCCGGCCGTGTACTCGACAACCAAGTGATGCGGGTTGTCGAAGAACCAGTAAGATCGCACGCCGCAGTTAAGTCGGTACAAAAGTCCCGCAGAAGCGTCGTACTCGTAGTTGCTGTCGCTGATCTCTGAGCCGTTCTCAGTCACGGTTGCGATCGATACGACCGGTCGGCGCGCCAATGTAAAGGATTGGCGGCGTCCCTGAAATCGAATGGTCTGCTGGACGGTCTCCTCCCGCAGCGTGGGCGGGATGTTGCCGGCTGCCTGCACCTTGCAGGCCTTGGTGATCATCGCAGAGACGTAGTCCCCGAGCGCCGTTAGTTCTGCGTCTCTGCTGTTGTCCGCGACGCCGGCAGCGCCACGCAACTCGGCCAAAGTGAGAAGAGACCGATCCGTGTTCGGGCTCGCAATGGTTAACATGCCTAGATCCAGTGCTCTTTCACGAACGGGTAGTTCTGGAGCTCTTGAAGCTTAGGCGACCCGTGCAGGTAAACGATGCGGGCGCCCTGAAGACCCTTGCGGCGCACGTCGTGGAATTTCAGCGAGATCACCTGGCCGGGAAACCGGTCATCGATCGGCTCCCAAGGCCATCGTCGCAGCCAATCCATGTCGTTTTCGCCGTTCCAGCCTTCATAGATCCGGCGCCAGCCCTTCGGCACCAGCGCGACACCATTGATCGAGCGCTCCGGCTTGTAAGGATCACGCGGCAGCGCAATCTTATCTGCCGTCATGCAGTATTCGGCCATGTGGTCGATATTGCCGACAATCAACGTGTCGAGCCCAACAAGGATCATGGGCTCGCCTAGCTTGTACGGCTCAGTGAAACTCCCGTAGTCGAGCCGCTGAGACGTTATCGGCATCTGTGCGATCGGCTCCCGGAAGCGCCTCGGATAGTCACAGAACACGACGAACCGGAACGGACCTGTCAGGTTTCGCGCAAAGGCCCGGTAGAGCCTCTCGACCCAAACCTCGTTGTAGCAGCGTGAAAACGGCTGGGAATGCTTGTTCGCATCCCACAAACACGTCGCAACGTGGAGCAACTAGAAGGCCTCCCGCATGCGGCTGATCTGCCGCCGAGCGATCTCGACGATGACGCCGTCCCGCTTGAAGAGATGACCTTCCGGCACGTTGCGGTCGACAACTGCGCCAGCGGCGACCATGGCGCCCGCGCCGATCGACATCCCAGGAAGCACCACCGCCCTCGCACCGATACTCGCCCCGTCAGCGATGAGGACGGTAACGAACCCGTCGAGGATCTTATTGATATCGAAGTCGCCCTTGCGCACACGCGGCCACGGATCGTTGCAGATGATGCAGCCGGGCCCGAAGAATACTTCATTGCCAGCCTTCAGACCTGGATGGAGTTGGGCCCCATGCCCGACCGAACACTTGTCACCGATCGCCGCTCCGTCGACGACAGAGCACGCGCCGATATTGCAGTCCCGACCAATCTTGGCGTGTCGTATCACGGTCGCGAACTGCCAAACCGTCGTGCCGACGCCAATGTCCGCGTCTTTGACAAGCGCTTGGGCGTGGATGGCAGGTTTCATGTCAGCAACTTCCACAGTGTCCCGTCCACGAGTTCTCTCTCGTTGAACTGGCTGTAAG